GTTGGACAACACGGAACTGAAGATATGATTGCTAAATATGTCAGAGAACAAGGTGGTCAAACTGAAACCACACAACTTAGCTTATTTTGATACCGCGTCAGCTTGCTGCGCGGAGATTTCATTATCTTAGCCGCCTGCACAGGACTCAGGAAAACCGCTATCTTGTCGCGCAAGTGGGAGGAAGTAAAACTTGATGTCGAGTTTCCTTCTATTTTCCTGCCGAAAAAGGACAGCAAGAATCGGCGTTCAAATAGATTGCCGTTGCCGCAGTTTTGCGTTGAGGCGTTAAAACAGCTACCAAGCTATCAAAAACACGAATACCTCTTTCCGGCTCGTCCGAACGTCAAATACCGCAACGTGGCTGAATTTCAAAAGCCGCACGCTTGGGATATTGGAAAACGATTTCGCCGGATTTGTGATTTGGCGGGAATAACGGATTTAAGAATTCATGATCTGCGGCATTTCGCAACGACGATGCTCTTTATTGAAGGCGTCTCGGATGCCATCATCAGAAAAATGACCGGTCGCCGCTCCGAAGAGCTTGAACGGTATAAACATCTCTCGCCGGAGTTCTCTCGCCAGACAACGGAACTCATTGCCGGAAAACTGGTTGAGGAGCTTGAGGGTACAAATTGGGGCACAGGGGCGAAAATCAAGAAAGCCGTCAAGGTGACGGCTCTCCAAATTCAGTAAATGAAGGGTTTAGTGGCGGGACCGACGGGGCTCGAACCCGCGACCTCCAACGTGACAGGCTGGCGTTCTAACCAAACTTCACATTTAAAATCAATTACTTAGAGCCGTCGTTTTCCTGCTGTACCTTATTTTGTGCCTTTTTGGTCTTCAATTCGTCTTCCAGCTTACCAGCGATTAAATCAACTGTTTGCTGTTTAAAATCATGAGATAGGTGCTTATAACGCTCTAATTCGTCTGACCTATGACCAGTCATTTTACGAATAATAGCGTCTGATACTCCGCTGGTAAACAAAGCCGTAGTAGCAAAGTGACGTAAATCGTGAATCTTTAAGTCAGTGATGTTTGCCAATTTTGCAATTCGTCTAAACCGTTTCCCTAAATCCCACGCATACGGCTTTGAAAATGCCTCAGCATCACGATATTTCACGTTTGGACGTGCAGGGAACAGGTAGTCATGCTTCGCATAACTTGGAAGCTGTTTTAAAGCCACTACAGCAAATTCTGGCAATGGCAACCTATTAGAGCGTTTATTTTTACTGTCTTTCTTGGGTAAATGGAAATACGGATATTCGCTATCAAGACTTACTTCGTTCCACTTACGAGACAAAATAGCTGTCTTACGCAAGCCAGTACAAGCAGCCAAGATAATAAATCCCTGTAATTCAAAATCCTTCTCCTGTTGGCATTGGTCAATGAGGGACGCAAGTTCCGAGACTTCAACGAATCTGTCTCTCGGTTCTGGCTCGGTCTGCTGCGGTATTACTTTGGCAGGATTGTCGTCATATTTCTTCCACGCAATCGCAAAGTTAAAAGCAGAGTTAAAAATGGTTCGATAATGATTGACGGTTGAAGCTGCTAATGTCTCGGCTAACTCGTTCAAAAAATCTTGAATCATCTCAGGTGATAAGTTTCGAGCTTTTATCTTCCTGAACTTTTCGAGGCGATGCAGCTTGTAATGAAACGCTCGTTTATTCTTAGCGTGTCTCTCCCACCAAAAATCCAAGATTTCACCAAATGTGATGCTCTCGAATTTTCTTTGGGGAGTAAGTTTATTTTCAGCCACTTGTCCAAGTCTTCTGATTCTGAACTGTGTTGCGGCAACTGGGTCTGTCGTGTGCGCTGATTCTTTGATTTGCTTTCCCGTTTCATCACGATAAGTAATCCAAAGCTGGTCATTTGTTTTACTACGCTTAAAAACGCCTTTCGGTAGTTTCATAGTTCCTCCTTCCGGCGTTTCTATTTATTTCTATAAATCAGCGACATCATCCAAAGTGTATGCCACTACAGCAATGCCGCCTCGCTTTTTTATTTCTTCAAGATAGGCTTCTTGGAGCGGGGTGGTTTTGTTAGGCTTAATTTTGCATTCAATTGCGATAAACCTACCATCTTTACTGCAACCAGTAATGTCAGCAGTCCCAGCATGAGCAAGCTTAATAAAATGGCGACGGCTATTGGCATCAGTGAATCGTACAGCACCGCTATTGGTGCGCTGGACGAAATGCCCACGATAGTTAAGAAAATCAATAATTTGGCTAACAAGTTGTGTCTCCTTCAATCACGTTTATTTAATGATAACCAAAGCTTTGCTACGGCTTCTTCTAAAGAAAATTCTTGGATAAGTCTTGCTGTTTCACCCTTATCAACCGACTGACATACTTCCCAACCATCAGAGATTTCAGTTTCTCCCGTGCGGATAGTCATCCGTCTCATATAATTCAGACTATCCCCACACGCTGCTATAAGCTCTGAAAGAGTTGGAATTCTAATGTCACCTAAATGCTTTGGAGCGAAAGACGGCATACTGTTTGGGAATCCAGCATCTCTCAGTTGTTTGGCTAGTTCATAGTCCATTATTGTTGTTTTAATTGTTGGCTAAAAGCTTTTTCTTTACTGCCGTAGTTAGGAGTCTTTTTATGACACTCTCTACAGACCGTCAATCCGTTGAATAAATCAAATCGAAGCTCTCGAAATGATGCGAATGAATAGATGTGATGAGCTTCTAAATTCTGTTCTGAGCCACAAAATACGCATCTGAAATTATCCCGCTTTTTAACAGCTATTGCCCACGCCCTATATTCTGGAGACTGTCTGATTTCTTGATTAGTCGGTTCGTGTTCATCAATTACTGGAGTTATTTTAGTTCTATGCGTGAGACGGTAGTACGGATAACCGAGAATGATAGTTACCACGCTGGCGAACAGTATTGCTCTCATAAGGGCTGATTGATTCTTCCATTGAGAAGCGTTTAATAAACGGTAGGTAGATAAACTTCATCTTTGGAATTAAGGCGTTCTCTAATCCCCACTGCCCAACCTTCTTTTGTACTGGATATTTCTTAGCGTATTCGTAGATTGCTTTAAGCGGCATTGTGAAGATGTCTGTACCGTATTCATTGGGGAGTCCGATGACAAAGAGTGATGCTTTTGATTTAGATAATGAATCCCAGTCTATGCAGACATTCCCTGTACGCTCTGACATAATATCTTTCTTCACTTCTACCCAATAACTAGAGCCGTTTTTTGTTATCCACAGGTCGTATTTTTGAAGCTGTTTTAAGTCATCAGACTCATTTAATTTAACTGTCCATCCTTTGATTTCTAAAAGATGCTTCACTGAAAGCTCGAATCTTTGACCTATCTCAAGTTGTGGTTTGAGTGTATATTGCATGGTTCGTTAAGCTAGTCCGACAAACGATTCCAGACCCCACAACAGATTTCTGGTCGTTTATCGGATTAGTCTAACGAGGTAGGGGGCTTATACCCTTCACTAATTGACCCAAAATGTGCGCCTTGTTCCCATAGACATTGCCCTTCGGCATAACAAAGCATTGCATTATGAGTTCGACATTTAGCTTTCTTTGTCCAGACAATGACAGTGATGATTTTCATTCGCTGCCTAGCCTTGCTCCAGATGGTTGTTTTTACTTTTCGAGGAAAACCGAAGTAAGCAAGCTTACAGCCTTTAAGAGGATGATGATAGACGCTTGATTTAAGCGCATCAATGAAGGAGGGTTCGTCTTGCACTTTGTTTTAGTTTGGTTACTCGGATTACAGAGTAATTATACACCTAAAACTTATCCCCAGCTTTTATTCTATCCGTTTAATTACTTGGTCAAGAGCGTAATTATATTGGCAATAACATTGTCTTCTATCATTATTAAACCCGCATTCATAACAGGCTGATTCTGATGCAGATTGTCTTGTTCTATGCAGTTTCATCCCTTCCAGAATCCCTATAATCCGTTCTCGTTCTTCTTGTTTGGCTCTATCTTGAACTTCAGACATATACTGCTTTGCCCCTTCGCCTCGTAAAAATGCATCTATCGCTTCTTGTTTGGCAGTTTCTAGCTCGGACTGAGGAACATAAAGAATATCATTAATGGTTACAGTGGAGTTATTTCGTTGATATTTAATCTGGTACAAAGGATGATTTGACATCTCTGCGTTATCTTCTCGTTGTTGTTTCTCCCTATTCATTGAGGTATGAGTTAATTTTATTTTGTTGGTCTGCTACTGCTTGGTTGTATTGAATATTTTCGCCAGTTATTTTGGGAAGACTTGTACTCAAAACAGATTTTTTATATAAGAATTTCTTTTCCAGTTTCGTAGCTTCGATTGCCTCTGTAACTGCTTTGCGGATACGCTCAGAGTAGAATTGCTTAACATCTTCTACGGTCGTATCTCTATGAACGTGACCGATATATTCGTCATTATCAGCGAAGCTATTTTCAAATTCAGATTCTATGGATTGTAAGGTTTCATTGAGATTGGTCATGGCTTTAACGATTTTAATGCTTCTAACTGCTCACTGGTCGGGTCTCCTACTGGGAATGGCGTATTTTCCCAGAGCCACTTCATAGCATCTTGTCTAGGGATACCGTTTGAAACTGCTTGTTCTACAGCTTCACTGCATAATTTACACATAATTATTATTGGTTAATGTTTATTCGGTGGGGTTAGTTAATTCTGCTTTGATACGCCTCAAAATCATTACCATATCAACATCTGATTTATCTGGCATTCCTTCAAGTCTTGTAATATATCCATTTATTAAGTCTACTGCCCTGATTATCGGTTGGTTGGCTTTATTAAGCATTTCAAAAGCTTGTTCTGCTTTCATATTTTTACGTTTAATTGTGTGATTCAGTATCTTGGTTAGGAATTTCTTTCATTCCTACAAGGGTAATTTGACCGTTTTCTTCAACTTTGAAATATGTCTCGATGCATTTATCTTTTCCGCTTGCTTCATCTATCGCAATATAATATTTCTCTTTCATATTGAGTGAATTAATTATTGATGTTGACCGCCGATAACTTGTTATCTGTATCTTGGCTAGGGAAGAAAAGCGGAGGATGATTAGTCAATTCTGCGTTTTCCTTTATTTGATTCATTATTCTATCCAGATATTCTTTGGCTTCGTTCATAATTGATTATTTAATTACACCCCGCCCTTAACTCTGCTAATACCTATGCAGAACTTAATGAGAGTTATGTATCAGTTAATCTCAGGCTGCTCAGTTCAGACTGGTCATTTCGTGGGCGGGTATCATTCGTTCCACAGTGTCCAAGCTACCGTACTTAGGTGTTACGCCTAGTAGTTTCCATTCGGCTAAACCTTATACAGCTCTCGGACACAGCAGAGGGAACGATACACGAAATGTTGTAGTATTTGCTATTTATCGTCGGCAACACGCTAAACGCGACGTTTAACTGAATTGTAGGAATTTCTTGTTTCTCTAAACGGCGGAAATTCACTTGAAACTAAATCTGGATAACGATTAATTTATATACGAATCATCACATCCCCCGATTTCGGGTCGTGTTTGTGACGCTTCAACTTTTTTATTTCTTCTTGTAATTCTCTGATAGCTTCCCAAGTGGAAGGTAAAGATGTATCCCAATCTTCGTTGAGTAAATCGGTGAAAGGTTCTCTGGTTTTAAGTACGTCCATAATTTGTTCGTACTTTCCGCCAGTTGTGAAGTCACCTTTTGCTTCACTGAGCTTAGATAAAATGTCTAATAGCTCTGTGGTGGTCTTGTTCTCCATAGAGTTTTGACTTTCTGTTATTCCAGATTCAGTTGTAAATGAACTTCTACCGCTTGCAAACGGTATGATGAGGTTGTTTTATTCCCTGAGAGTTTATTAAGCTCTGGAGTGCTAGCAACTGTAATTGAACATTCAAACTTTGACAAGTTTGTAGTAGATGCGAGTTTCTCAAACTCCTTACTAGCACATCACAACTTATTAAATGGAAATTCACTTGAAACTGTTGACGATACTGAGATTGATTCTATCCATGGATAGGTGAGTAACCACGCCCTGAACGTTACAGGTGACGTACTCAGTCATAAGGCACACTCTGGTTAGCGTGAAGATTACACGCCTACATCAACAGATTTAAATGAACTTCCTACCTCAGTCCATCCAATAATCGCCGCCTCCGGTAATGAACACAATTATTGAATGAAGTGGGGTAACAATTTATTTACTAAACGCTGCTGGCGACCGTTAGGAGAATGAGGAATTATGGGGTCTATATGCCTAGGCGCATCTCTCCCTACCAGCAACATTCAGGAAACAAAAACCCCGCCGTCCGACCAAGGAGTAGCGAGGTTAAATGTTGGTCGGACATTTGTTTATTTGGCTGTTGTTTTCTTTATCATAGCAAGTCTATAAACGCCGTCAAGTGGATAACTCTAAAATTTTCTATAACTTATCCACTTTACAGATTCTATCCCATTGATATAATAAAGTTACTATCAAAGGTCGAAGTCTCACCAATTAATCACTTTAAAAAATGAATAAAACAAGAGAAATAACAAAAGAGGATATTGGTGTGTCTCTCAAATGGCTGGAAGGAAAACAGCCTTTAGCCGAAGTCTCAAAACACTTCCAAGTGTTCAATATGAACTCGTATCACCGGCTTGCTATGTGTCTTCGTGAAGCCTATAAAGACGGAAAATTAATAATCAAATAAATGACTAAAGAAATTAACGAACGGTATGTGAAATTATCCTCACGACTTCCGTTCGATAAAGACATTGCTCTTGGTGATGACATCACAGTTGTTATCAACAATAAAAGCTATATCGCCAACTGTGTGAAAGTTGCCCATCTCGACAAACAAGATGGCTCAATGGATATTGTTTATAACCTAAAATTCCTCGCAGAATGAAACTATTAAAATGGCTGTTTGAGCCACAATTCAGTGGTCTTGAAGCTTTAGGAATCATACTAATTTCTGTCATATCTTATTCCTCAAGCGATTGGTTCCTACTTCTATACATCCCTCTATTCATTGTGAATGGATTTATAAATACATGGTTATTTTTATCTAAATATCCTCAACCCAACGTCCATGTTAAGAGTTTAGAAGAAGCCATAGAACTGATTAAAAAGAATGGAGAAGAACGTAATAATGGACTGAATATCATTGTAGATAATCCAATCAATAATTAACTCACAACTATGAAATATCCCAGCACAAATATCACCTTTGGAGGAATGGAGGACGGAGGACTCACTGTTAAAGTCAAAGACTCCTCGAATCCCAAAACTAAATGGATAGTTTGGAAAGCTGACAAAGAAAACCCCAATCAAGACAGTGAAGCCTTCGCTGATTTGCAAAGAGTAAAATTCGGGGAAGTAATCGGCGTAACGTATGGAGAAAAAGAAAAATCCTTCACTGGCAGAGAAGGCAATACCATCACTTACACAGAACGAACAATTTATAAAGTATTGCCTCCTGTAGCCCAACCAGCTCCGCAGCCTCATCAAGTATCATCTCAGGCAAAAACAAGCCCTAGCGTGTCAAATACAGCCTCTCAGAGCAAATCTGATGCACAATCTGATGATAACTATTGGGATAAGAAAGCATATAAGCAATGTCTTTGGAATTACTGGTTAGCCCTGAACACTCCAGAGAAGTTAGGCAGGACTCAGAACGCTAAACTATCAGATATTGAAATGGATTCCGTATGGATTGTATTCAAACAGATTGAAGCTGATGCTGATAGACGTTTCTCCCCACTTGCTCAAGCTGTTCAGAAAACAAACCCTGACTTCTTCAAACAAGATGAACAATTACCAATAATCAATCAGGATGAGGAAATGCCACCCATTGAAACTTATGATGAGAATGAAGTAAGCGTAGAAGATGTTCCGTTTTAATTAAATAGGGTAGTGACCAACGCTAAAAAATGTCAGCAGATATGATGATTATATCCAAAGAAGATAATTCTTCTTTTGAGGGTGATGGGACAGACAAAGCTTTCCAGATAGATGAAACTTCTATGGGCGAACCTTGGACTGAATTCGGTAAATGGTTTGGTGAAAGATACTGTGGCGCACCTGGTATATTAGAACAATTACACGGCATTAGTAGTCATACGTACGTCAAGTTAACAGATGTTGACATTGATGCCATCTTAAAAGCATTTGATTCCATGGAACATCGAGAAAGTTTAACAAGAGATAAATTAGAGAAGTTTTTGAACGAGCATAAAGATAAACATATCAGCACAGAAAATTGGTAGATAAAATAAACCGCTTGAAAGGGCGGTTTTATAATTACCATTTTTATTGTAAAACCATTTCAATTTTAGTTAAATAAAAAAGAGCCTGTTATGTACAGGTACTCAAAGGCGAAAAGCGAATATAATCTTGGCAGGTTGTACTACCCTTTTCGCCTTTTAAATTTATCCTAGAAGGCGGTGACGGTCAGGGGTTAATGCTTCTTCAACGGCATCCCGTTCATTCATTAAAGCGAGTTTTTGTTGCTGGTAAGCAAATTCCAGTAGTTCACCGAGGCGTTTTTCTTTGTCCTCAATATTATTAATTCGGGTCAATTCAGCCGTCATTTCTTCTGTTACTAAACCGTAATTTCTAAAATCATCACGCTTCTCCATAAATCCTCCTAAAATCAGTTTCCCTTTTTCTTATATTATAGCGTATTATGCTGCGTTATTGGGGGGTAACGAATGGCGCAGGAGTGGACATTAGAGGCAGTTAAAAAGCGGCTCATAGAAATTAAACAAAAAGGTTTTATTCCGATTCCTAGCGGAATGCACCGAAGTGATGACGGCATAGTTGGACAGATTTTAGAACGCGAATTTGGAGTTGCCGAGAATAATATCAGGCTTGGTGATTTAGGGAAATTCGAGCTAAAAGGAATCCGTAAAACATCAACCAATCTTACGTTATCGCACAAGAAACCGGAACGAGGGATGACTCCGATTCAGATATTCGACAAATTCGGTTATATCCGCCCATCGAAAAGCAATCCAAATGTTTTAAAGAAAAAGTTGTTCGTTACCGTCAAGGGCACGAAAGAAAACAGCGTCAAGCTTCGACTTCGCGGAATAGGAGATGCTGCACTTGATATGGTTACAGGCGCGACGCTTCTGTGCGAATGGGATTTAACAAATTCGCTTAAAAAGATTGACCAAATTATTTTGGTTTTCGCCGAGAGTAGCGCCAAGACGAGAGATGCAAGCGAAACCTTTCATTATCAGAAAGCATTTTTGCTCGATGGATTAAAGCCAATAAAAGATTTGGTTGATAAAGATATTATCGTGATTGATTTTTGTATTGACCAGCCGATTGACGAAAGCGGTAAACCGCTTGCTTCGGTTCATGACCGAGGACCGCATATTCGGGTTCCGGTTGCAAAACTTTCTAAAGCATATAATCGAGTTGAACAGATTTTATAAAAAAGCACTACTGAGTAGTGCTAAAAGCAAACGGTAATTCGCTTGCAATCCGGTCTTCTGCCATTTGGCAATATTCCGGCGAAATTTCAATACCGATAAAATTCCGTCCCAATCTTTTAGCCGCAAGCGCAGTCGTGCCGCTGCCCATAAATGGGTCTAGGATTACTTGCGCTTCGGTGCTTTCAATGCAGCGTGAGGGAAGAGCTATAGGAAACGGCGCAGGATGCTTGTTTTTCATTTCCTGATTGAATTCCCAAATATCGCCGTAGCCGTTCGCGCCTTTAACCAGTTTGAATTTCTTTTTGGCAATGAGGTAAATCACTTCATAGGTTGGCACGAAATAGCCGGGGTTGAAGTTAAATCCTCCTGCACGCTTCCAGATGATGCATTGACGAACTGGGAAATCGTGCAAAATCTCGTAGCGGTCTTGAAGTAAGCCAGCCTGAACGCGAGTCTTATGATTGTAGAAAATCGCGCCATCGTCTTTTAAGAGGCGCATACATTCGGTTAAAATTTCACGTTGCCACGCAACATACTCGTCATAGGGCATATCGTCGCCGTGATGGGTGTAGCCGTTTTGAAGCGGATTGTTCGCCCAGCGTCCGGTTTTCGTTCCGGCTTTCATTCCGTTTCCGGTGGAGTTTTTCAGATTATACGGAGGGGAAGTTACAACTAAATCAATGCTGTTATCCGGCATCAATTTCATTACTTCAACCGTATCTCCGCAAATTATTTTATTCAGGTATTCGTTTATATCTGACATCTTGGGTGGTGCAATCGTAATAATACTTTCCATAGTATAAACTCCTTTTTTAAAAGAAACCACTCGAACGAATCGGGTGGTTTTGGCTTCGTTGCGAAGCGGGGAATTTGGCAGGTTAATTCAGGCAAGTGTCAATGAATTTGGCGAGCTTGCTTGTCGCCTCAAATTGACTTGTTGGTTGGAGTTTTTTAAAGGCGGTGGTAAAGCTGTTTTCGAGCGACCAGAGATTCAGAGGTTTAAATTCCTCAAAACTCGGCGCTATGAACAATTCTTTGTGAACCGTGTTCATCATGCTGATTGGAATTTTGTATTTCATAAACGCCTTGTACACGAGTTCTTGAGCTTTGCCTTCGGTTAAAGCAATTTCTCGCTTTCGGTCAATTGTGCCGGAAAGTCTCAGGAAGCTGCGTTTGATTCGGTCAATACCGATACAAAGCGAGTCGTCCAAATTGAACTTGGCGGTATGTTTTGCGGTGAGCGGCTGGTATTCGCCGTTAATCATTCCGTTGGTACAGACTTTAACGACATAGCCGACTGCCAAAGAAAGGCGAGTAGATTTGTCATTTGAGTTCCGAAGTCCAACAGCGTAATTAACGCCGTTATATTCGTCGTACAACGTAATCAAGCCGTAAAGCTTAAAGCCATCGGCTGAAACCGCATATTTTTCATCGAGAACGGAGAGTCTTCGGTCCCAAAGTCCATCAAGCAGTTTACGCACAAATTCATGATGCGCTACTGGCTGCCACGTTGAAGTAGCGACTGGTGTTTCGAGGTCGAAGAGTTCGCTTCTGGTGATATAGCGAGAGCCTTTCGTGCCGAGCATCAATTTAGAGTCCGGCATCGTAGCGAGTTGTCCGTTTCCTTCGGGCGGATGAATAATCGCTCTGGGAGCGACAATAATAGCGCCTTCTGGCATCGGGTCAATATCAATAATTTGGTTGGCGTATTCCGGTTCTTGTGCTTCAAAAGCTTGGGCTAATTCGTCGTCGGCAAAGTCCTTTTCATCTTCGGGGATGAATCCATCATTGTACATTACGTCGCCATTGTAATCGTCCATAAATTCGGCGGCTTGGTTGATTTCTTCGGCTGGCGGTGCATAAGCCTCTTGAATCGCTTTTACTAAGCATTCTTCATGAAACGGATAACCTTTCCACATTACCTGACAAGTAGCAACGATATGTTCAGTACAGTATTTGCAGTTCATCTGATTCTTCCTTTCTGTGTCTGTGATTGCGACTTGAATGCAGCAATCGGGATGATAGGGTTTCTGATTCCACCAAAGGTCATAGCCGTTTGGTATCGGTTTAAAACAGTAGTTGCATAACATAACCGTCTCTTGCGTCTTTCTTCGCGTCTCCTTCGTTTCAAGATGGAGAATCTCGAATGTGTTGAATGACCCATTATTACCCCCTGCATTCAGAACAGAGATTGCCTGGGACGACTTGCGGAAAAGCAAAATCACATTGTTCACACTCTTTGTATTTCTTTTGGAAACACGACTCGCAGACAGCTCCTCCACCTGATAAGGCGTGAGCTTCTTCATTGTTGGTTAATTTATTGCAACCATCACAAATGAAAGTCTCGTCGTTTACGTCTGCTTCAGCTTGTTCAGCTATGGATTTGGGTTCCCTGATATTGAAAGTAAGCCCAGGGTGAATGTCGAGTTTGACGTTGATTGAGCCATCACGGTTAACGTAAGCTACGCCAGCGGATTTCCAAAGCGGTTTTCTGTCTCCGCCTTGCTCCACGATTAAATAAACAATCTTCCTGCCATTATCGTTCATTGTTTCTCTCCTTTTTGGTTGTAGAAGGTGCTAAAAAAGGGCGCAAAACGCCCTCTGATATAACCCCAGTTGGGCTAAAGCCTACCCAAAGCAACTGATAACGACATTAGTCGTTGGTTTAGCATTGCTCCGTAGCAGGCTCCAGCCAGCGAATGAATCGCTAGTGGAGGTGTACAAATATTAAGTTGTTAGCATCTATGGAAGTCGTTCTTATTGTAGTCTCTACCGCAGTTATTGCAGTGGCGTTGGTTTGATTTCGGGTTCTGTTGTTGTCCGACTCTAACGGCTTTTCTGTAGGCTTTCCGTTGTGCTTCTGATTTCATTACTTCTTTTTCCTAGCGGCTATTTTAGCTTCTTGGGTTTCTTCTATTTCTATTGGCTTCTCTGGTTCTACCCAGCGAATCCATTTATCAATAGCCATCAGCAAACCAACGACTACAGGGGTAAGCACATTGGTAAATAATTTGTTGCGGTCGAGCGGATTAGTCAGGTCGTAACCTTTATTTATTTCGAGCAAGAGAATCGGTACGACAACACCTAAAAAGGTGTAGATAAATCCTCTGGCGAATCGAACGGCGAGGACTTGAAACTTTGTTGGTTCCATGTTGGTTGGTTAATGATTGTTAATTCCCATATCGAATGGTAAGGATATTTTCCATAATGGAAAACGAATTGTTCTCCAGTTTTGAGGCTTGCCTTGCCGTTCTTTATGGCGATTAATTGATTGGGGTGATAGGTTGGCATTGTTTGGCTACCGTCCAAGGCTTAGCGTTTTTCCGACTCGCCATGTACTTAATAGCGGCTTTTATATTACTCTCTGCGTCGTAAACGGATAAACCAGCCTTTCCTTCATCAGTTGCTCGCCACGTTCCTGAGAGATACTGGAAGACACCTCTGGCAGAGCTTCGTTTGTTAGCCGAAAACTGGTTGTAACCGCTTTCTTTTTTGGCGATACATAGCGGAGCTTCGGCGGCGATTCCGTATTGCTGTGCGTATTGTTTAATAATTTCGACAACTTCTGCTGGGGTGTAATGCCGTCCACTATACTTGGCGATGTCTTGGGTTTTGGTTTTGGGTTTTGCTTTACTCGTTTTCCAGTAAATACTGGAAGGCTTGTACGGTCGTAAGTCTTTCCCAGATTGTAATACTCGTCGTCCGTAACTTGTTTTGGCTTCCACCAATTTTTGATTTTGTTGATTAGTTTTCGCATAGGCGATTAGTGGAGCGATAATTCCTAATAGGATTATTACTGCCCACAAAATAACTTTGAGGGTTTGCTTAGAATTTTGAAGTTCTATGGGAAACCTGCAAGCAGCCGACAGGCTTGTTTTTCACTCCTCCATCGTTACGGCAAGTTTTTAAGGCTGTTAGTAATCTTTTACTTAATGATACGCTTATGAAATTTTTTGACAATCAAATCTGTGGATAACTATCTCCACGTCACAACTGGGGAGCCAAAGAAACCGAGTACCCAGCCGATTGCAATCAGCACAACAAATACCTTAAACAGCATGATTGCCACTAATGGCAAAGCCACTGAAGCAGCGAGTAATCCGATTAGCCAGAACGCTAATACGACAAGGATTGCCGCTACTACAAGGTTGATGAGTAGGTTTAATAAATTCATGTTTTCCTTTCTTTAATTAATTGTTACTAAGGCGTTTTGTAATTTGCCGTAGTCAATGAGGGATAAAAGCGCTTTGTATTTCGGCGGGTCTTGGTAAAGCAGTTCATGCACTCGGTCGGGTTGTCCAGTGAGAAAGAACAGAGCGTGGCAGATTTCATGGAAAGCTCGTTCCTCGAAGACATTAGATTCGCTCTCAAGGGCTGTAACTTCGATTCTAACAGGTCTTTTTGGGTCTCCCCATGTCATATACCCCCAAGAATTGGTAGAAGGGTAATCTTTAGGGTTACAGAGAAACAGCGTTGCTTGTCCTTCAGCCATCGGGGTTACATTGTTTCGATACCAGTTTACGTCAATGCATTCAATCCCGTTAAAGCTGCCTTTGGGGATTTTTGTGAAGTTGGAATATTTAAATTTGAATACTGGCTCTAACTTTCCTAGAGAATGTTCAACAAACATCTTCTTTAAGTTATCGAGTCGAGGGGTTAGATTCCAGGTATTATTGTTGGCTATTACTGTGATAGCCATAAAGGTTTTTTGAAGCACAGGCGTTGGTGGGTTTCCCCAATTAATTTTCTCAGGGTCAACTAATAGATTGTTTTTATACGCTTCTTGGTGAAGGTGAGGGTTGGTCGTGTATCTGCCAGAGTTTCCTGTAATCGCTACAAGCTCTCCTTCTTTGACTATTCCGGTCTTGATAATTTTCGATAAATGGCGAGCGATGAACTTATGTCCGTCTGGAGTTTTTAATTGCCAGAATTTACCCCCTTCAACACCTTCACCGCTTGTTGCATACCCTGAAAACGGGGCGTAATAATTGACGTATTCAGCTTGATAATCGGTTCCGTTATGGAAGCTGTTGTAGAAGGTTCTTTGCCCAAACAGGTATCCACCTATCTTTTTTGTACGTAATGGAAACATATTATTGAGTTACTATTACTAAACCAATGACGGCGAGAATAACTGCGCCGACGATTAAACGTAATGCCCATAATTGCCAACCTTTAACTTCATCCAAGTCTTTTTGTAGAGCCAGTGTGCCAACAAATCGTTTAAATTCTTGATACTCTTCTCGTGAGACAAATCCTCTTTGCATCACCTCTAGCCGAGCATTAGTTTCTTTTTGAAGTGATGTGAACTCTTTAAAATCGCTTTTCTGTTGAGATTTGAACTCAGTAAAAGCAGCTTCTAAAGATTTCATCTGCCATTGCAGAGCATCTATTTTTTTGTCTTGTGTGATGTTGTTATTTTCTTCTGCCATGAAAGCTCAGTTAATTACTGTAATTATACAGGTTGGGGATGGGTGGTTTAATCTCCCGCTAAAGCGAGAGCGTTAAAGGTCGGGGTAACAGGTGCAGTGTAAGGAACATATTCAACCAAAGCCCAAAGAGTTGAAAGGTGAACTTCAGCCGTAGAAGATGTTGGAAGCTGCGCTCCGATTTGCATGGTATCAACCGTACTGGTTGTCCATGCTGCCCCATCAGGGTTGGTATATCGTGTAAGCGGATAATTTTTAGGAGCTGCAATCGAGTTCGTAAACCAAGTAATTGCGTTAGCGGCGATTGTTCCACTTGCTGCGACTGTTCCCCCTGATGTTTTCTTAATGCGGAGCGTCCATGTTCTATCTGCTGAAGCTGTATTTGAAATACAGTTCATTCTCGCACCGACTTGGACTAAAGTAATTGTATCGGATGCACCTATCCCCGCAGTTGAACTATTAGTGACGTTGTAATCGTCAATCGGCTGACCGCTTCGACGCTGAACATAATCGGTTACATCGTTCGGAGTTACTTCATCAACAAGCGTATAGTTGTTAGTTGTCCCTGCGGCTGCGGCGGTATCAAGCAAAGCGTTGTTGTCACCTGCTGCGTTTGGTCTAAGATGAACAATACTCCCTGCACCAGCCCACGATGCTTGGTCTGAGCCAGAATTATCATTAATCGCAATGTCGTCAAAAAACCAGTTACCAGTGGTCTGGGCTTCTGAAAATAAATTTCCTCCAACTAATAAGTTAGAATGGGAGCGACCGTAGGTTATGGTGCTTGAGGTACAGAAATCAGTGCCATCAACACGAGCTGTAAAAACCTGAGAACCAACGGCAGGAGTGTTATTTACATTAAATTCCAAGCGATACCATATGCCTGTGCTTAACGTGACTGTTCCCGTAACCTGAGAGAAAGAAGTGCCATTATGCGTATAACAACGAACGACTCCTGAGTTATCAATCGTTATTTTAACAAAGTTGGTTGAGCTTAAATCATTTGCTATAGCTATGAACCCATTTTCAGCGGAAGGCAAAGTATCAAACCTAACATAGACACGATAATAATTATTTCGTGCCGTTAAGTTAGCGGCTGCATACTGGTATCGAAGCCCTTTTAGTGTTGCTGAAGCAAGCGAATTTATTTGAAGGGCGTAAGCTCCGCTTCTGACGGTTGTAGTCTGGATTGAAGGAGTGCTTAATGCGGCAGTCCATTCTACGTTTGCAGTTATGCTATTTAATTCAAATCCTGATGACCAGAGACGTGCCATTAGAGTGCAAGGTTAAGTAATGAAGACGCGGCATAGTTAGTGCCGTTGTAATAAAGCGTAATGATGTCGGTCTGACCGTTGGTGGTAGTAAGTGTCGGAGCTGTCCCGCCTGACCATTTAACTGTTGATGGGAAAGTAACCGTTCCGGCTGCACCTGATGCTGGCTGTTTAAGCTCGATTAAATATCTGCCTCCAGATTGAGGGTTGGAGAAAGTCAGAGTATTCCCGCCGTTAGCAAGCGTGAGTGATTGCACATTGCCGTTGTTCCAGTTGATTGTGGTGGAAGCTGCATAACGAGTCGAGGAATACTGGGAAACGGTCGTCATCGCTCCGCCTTGGGTAACACTGAATTTAGGATTACCTGAGCCGTCTTCGATGGAAAGACTGTTGCCTGTTCCAGCGTTTTTAATTCGGAGAGCTTTAGAAGTATCGGTAGCGTTCAGCATTTGAATATCTACAAGCTGAGTTCCGGCGTGAGCGTAAGTGGTATTGTTTTTGAACAGTCCTGCTGAGGCTGAACCATTACGGTTATCAACAGCGATAATTATTCCGTTATTAACAATGGTAGTCGAAGTGTAATTAACATCACTGGTTGTTCCAGGCTCAAAGTAGTTGCCGCTAACTTGCGTATAAGTCGAGCTTGATTCTTCAAGAGCGTAGGTGTAATAAGCACCGCCGATAACATTATTCCCCATGACAATATTGCGAGAACCGTTCAAGACTTTAATAGCTGGATTAGTTGTGTCTCCTCCAGCGACCTTCACGACGCGGTTGTTGGAGATAATAACGCCGCTTGCATCAGCATAAATGGCTTCTTCGTGAGGTCCATCGAAAACGTTTGAATCTACGATTCCTGACGAAATACCAGTCATGTGAATCATTTTGCCAGTGGTGGTACTGTTGAATCCGACGAAGCTATTATGGTGAATGTTATTTAGCCCGGAGTTGTCGTAAATAGCTGTGGTGGTGAAGTCAGAGAATATATTATTAGAAATAATATTCTCATCGTTGTACGTCATGTGAATACCGTAAGGAGTATTTGTATCGAAAATACAACGGTCAATCCAGTTGTTATAGCCTCTGATAGAAGCTGTTCCAGAAAGAGCAATTTGTTTATCCCGGCAATTAGTAATCCAAATACCAGTAAAAGTACAAACTGCTGCTGTTCCCGTAATACCACCACCAGCGGTCAAGTTATTAGTGCGATTACCGTCAATCTTAAAGTTTCTAAAAACATTGTATTTCCGAGAAGCTGCTGCATCCAGGGTAATTGCGTAGATGTTTGTTGAATCCTTAACCTTCAAAACACTGCTCCAGCCGCAACCCATCAGAGTGACATTATTGCCAGAGATAGTTAAAGTCGTACCGATAATATAAGTGCCAGTAGGGAAAAAAACTGTACCGCCGACTGCTTGAGCTGCGGTGATTGCGGATTGAATATTAGTTGAGTCATCGGTTGAGCCATCTCCAGTTGCTCCATACGCTTTGACGTTGAAAACCTGAGTCCCTTTATCTAAAAGAGTCCCAGCGTTGAAGATTTTGGCAGCGGTTACGGTCTGCGCTGTACCGAGATACATATCCCCGCCGCCTGCTGAAGAATTGATAGTAACATCGCCTGTTCCGGTATCAATTCCAGTTGAACCAAGCGTAATTCCTGAGCCAGCGACAATCCTACGGACTACAGCTTCACCAGTTGTGGAGACATCTAAATCAGAGCGTTGGACGCTCGTATCTTTTATTTGTCCGCCACGAATTTCTGTTTTAGCCATTTAAGAGAGAGTTAATTATTTCATGTAGTGAACACGAATCTTGTCGCCAGTTGCGGGAGCTGTAAGGTAGGTAATTGTTGCCCCAGAGATTGTGTAATCGTTGCCAGAGCCGGGTTCCTGCAAAATTCCGTTTAAGAATACCTGCACAGTTCCGGCAGTTGGTGTATTGGCAAGGGTAAATGCCGTATTAGAACCGTTGACTGAGCCTGACGGCGTTTCGTGGAAGACAAAGTTTGAAGTTCCCAGTCCTGAAGCTGAAGCGCTCAAGGTCGTACCAGTCATGGTTAAACCAGAACCAAGCGTAATTTCCTGTGGTGCGCCTGCTCCTGAATCACCACGTCCAAGCAGTTTGGAAGCTGCTGATACGTTTTGAATCTTGGCATATGTAATTCCTGCATCTTTTACTCGAAGTGCATCTGAACTGATTTCAATTGTCGAACCATCAACATTAACTGCAAGACTGTTTCCGGTGCGAGTTAATCCAGCTCCATCAGTAAATGAGCCTGCTCCAGAGAATTGTGAAAAGGTAAGAGCCGTAGTGCCAAGCGTAATTGCGCCGTTATTGGTTAATACCCATCCAGTATCAGCGTTAGTTGTTCCTTCTTCTACAAAAACGAACATCCCTGCGGTAACTTCGGTGTTTGAATCTGCGTCTGTTGCGCGAGTAGGGGTTCCTGATGCGTTTACGGTATAAATACCGTTTTCAGCTCCTGCTGCTTGGTCTTTGATTAAGATACGGTCGCCCGTTGCAAGTGTTACACCGTCAACGGTATCGCCGTTTTCAAAGCTAGTTGCCAGCGTTCCGGCTGCCGTTGTTGCGACGCGAACTGATTGCTTAACGTCGAGTCCGGCACGAGCCGAATCAACATAGCTTTTGTTTGCCGCATCACTGCTTGAAACTGGGTCTGCAAGGTTGGTGAGTTTGAACCCACCCATTGATTGGTCAGCGGTAAAAGCTTGTCCACCGTCAGCTTGTACTACTGCTTCTGCTAACTTAGTTAGTGCAATATTTGCACTTGCCGAGATTTCAGCGTTAGTGATGGTTCCGGCTTTAATCTGCCGTCCGCCATCAAGTTGTGTGACTGCCATTGGTGAGAATGGTTTCTAGATTATTTTCGGTAATCTATTAATAATGAATCCCCTGATTGGGGTGGTGAACTAAAAGTTATCTGGTTGGTACTACTCTCAGTATAATCATTCGATGCTCCGGGTTTTAACCGTAGCCCGTTTAGATATAACTGAGTTGAACTAGAAATAAAATTATATGCGGTGGTAAATACGGTATTTGAGCCGTTAATTGTGCCTGTAGGAATTTCGTTGTTTACAAAATCTGCACTTGAACCTTCTCCACTCACTGAAACAACGGGGTAACGAGGATTTGTTCTGTCAATCGTGATGTTAGAGCCAGCGACAATTTCAGCTATTCCCATTACTCCGCCGACAGATTGAACAGCTTCTGGTAAGTTTTTGATTGCTGAAGCGTCTAAGCGCTCTTCTCCTTCAAGTAATTCAAGCGAATTTCTGATTGCTTCGGGTTCTTGAGTAATAGCTGTGGCAACATCGGGGAGGATTACCCGCTCCATAACTCGTTCGACTATCAGTTCTTCATCAGCATCTTTTCCGTTTTTACCATCAGCACCATTAAGTCCGTCTTTTGGTTTATTAAGCCTAATGTCTTCGGCAATCTGACGTGCTTTTTCTATCTCTGTTTTGACAGTATCCAGTAATTCTTTCGTGCGGATATGGAGGTTCTCAAGTACGTCTTGATGCTCCACTTCCATCGCTTCGAGCGCATCGTTCATTTCCTGAATCCTGATGCCTGAAATTTCATCGAAAGAATCTCGCTGTTTTTTGATTACATCAACGACTAACAAAAGAAACTGTTCAATCTCTTTAGCTGAGATAGTGTCTTCTTTCAGAACCTCGAAGAACTTATTCAATTTTTCAAGTTTGCGGTTGTCCATTGTGAGGTGGATAAATGGTTATGAGGAAAGGTGTATAATTAGGTCACTTACTTTTCCATACTCTTTTTAGTTACTCCGGCTACGGCTGCTGCTCCTGCGGCTTTCACGGTATGCTTCAGACCTTGTTCTTTGAGCCATTTCACCCAGCCTCCGGCTTCATCTCGCGCCAAGTCCTTCATCACGACCTTTTTCCCTGATTTATTCGTGTAAGTAATGGTAAATTTGGATTTAGTGTAATTACCTGGGGTTACTTCATTTAAAGCATCATTAACTTTTTTTATGCCGTTTTTAATACTCGTCATCGTTGTACTCTGGGTCTTGTTTAGACTTCCGAGACTCTTCGATTGAACAGGAGGTAATTCAATAACGCTGGGGATATTAGCCTTGATTGCATTCTGCATAGCAGGAGATTGCTCAAGGTTTTTTCCGATTGGCTGAGCAAATTTAGAAGCCATCTGTGCGCCTTTCACTTTCCCACCTACTTCAGCACCGACGATTGTTCCAACGGGACCAAAATGACTACCGACGATTGAACCGACTGTTTGAGCGAAGTATTTGCCGAGTTTCCCTCCAGCGACTTTCTTACCGTCGAGAGCTTCAAGATAATTCTGGAGCGTGAAATATCTACTTAACTCCCCGTTCAAAGCCTTTACATCTACTGAATCAGTGTAATTCTCGACTAATTCCTTTAAGCCTTTGGCGATTGCCTTATCTGCTCGTTTACTTTCAGGATTCATGTAGTTGAGATTGGCGTATTTATCCACTTTGGCATCGTGAATAATCGAGAGCGCAATATATCCGTCTTTATCTGCGTCTAACGCATATCCGGCAATATCATCTTCAACATTCTTTAATGCTCTGAGTTTGGCTCCGCCTTTGAGTCCGCTGGCGTTCACGTTTTGAACAAGTTTCTGTTTAACCAAACCGAGAGGAATGCGTTTTCCTTCACGTTGCAGAGTTTCACCAATAACTGATTCCTGCGGTCTGATAAAATCATTGAGTTCAGCAATAGCTTCGGTGGTTCGGATGGTTCCGGTGTTGTCAACTGAGTTATGAAGCAAATCAGTTTCAGCTAGTAATTTCTTGACTTCAATGCCTTTTTGCTGAGCTTTGGCAGATTGATTTCTGAGAGCTTTATACGAACCTTCTAATTTATCGAGTTCTCCAAGACGTTTGGTAATGATTTTATTTTCTTTAGGAGTGAATCCGGTCGGTTTAGCTGATAGTTTTTCGAGTCCTTTAGAAATTCCAGCAAACACACCACCTAACACACCTCCAGCAACGCCTCCCATAACTCCGCCTACTGTGGTATTAATCGCAACTGAACCGAAAGTAGCGTTTTCATCTTGTAGCCCTGTACCAAATCCACTTAATGCGCCGCTTGCCACCCCATATTTAGCCCCTTGACCGATTGCTTGTTTAACTCCTCCAGCGAGGGCTGTTCTTCCTGCTCCACCTCCTCCAATTGCGAAACTGGCTAGTTCTGCTGCTGTTCCGGCTCCGCTCAACGCCGTTCTTATTCCATAAGTGTCTCCGGTTGCTTGTGGATTAACTTTGAGCAACGGTGAAAGCTCCATTCCAGCAATATTCCTAGTAGCATCAGCTTCTTTAGTGAAATCCGCCGCAGCTTGCCCTAAACCACGACCCCTAACTAAGGAATTAACTCCTGATACTGGAGAAGCTATTACATCGTTATAGATACTGACTCCAGTTCGAGCGAATGGATTAACTACGCCTTTGACAAAGGTTCCTGCTCCCGATACTAATTTTTCTGAAAAAGACTTCTTTACTTCTTCTGGTTCTTCAGTTGGAAAATTTGACGATGAACTAACTGTGCTTGCTGATGGAGGAGGGGTGAGAACTTTATATGTGCCTTTTTTGAGGTCTTTTATATTTTTCATGTTCGTCTCGTGGGGTTAATAACACCGATGATTTTTGGAGAGTTAAATGGAATAACTCGACCGTGTGAGACTTTATTCGACTGTTTAAAGTTTGATTCTGAGACTATCCAGCCTTTAGCGTTTCTCCCAATGATATAAGCAACGTGACCGTAGGTAGGATTTTCTTTCGTAACAATTACTGAGCCAATAGTAGCTTGTGTAAGGGAAGTACCGTATTTTCTAACTGCTGCAATTTTCTGGGAAAGCTTATCTCCTAGGGTTGGATAGGTAAATCCGAGCGAACTTGTTACTTTCCTCACATAATCTCCGCATTGACCACCCGTAGCGCCAGCTTGAAATTTCTGAGTAACAATCTGGGGAATAGCTTTAAAAGTGTTCGGGTTTATCATGCTCATCTTGCCGATGTTCTGAGTGGTTCCCTTTACTTGATTGGAAGCTGAGGTGTTACCAACCGAGTTAAAACTTAGTCCACCGCTATTTATTGCCTTATTCCAATCGAGCGGATTTTGTCCAATAGGCTGTGTTTCATCAAAATTACCTTGAGCATCGGTCTGATACATCCGACCGTTATACTGGATTATTTGACCGTTTGGATTAGTGAGGTAGCTGCTAAAGTCTGGAGTAACATTTTCTGGGTTGAGTCCTTGATTCTCTGCAATGCGCCTGATTTGTTCACGCCAGTTGTTGTATTGCTGTTCTTTCGCTTGGTATGCCTGATTAGTAAGGTTTTGGAACTCGCTTTTAACTGAAGCAGGGAGGAAGCCACCTTTTTCTTTCAAGTAGCCATTATATTTAGCATAGATACCTTGGAAAATGTTCCCTGATTTTGCTGCGGACGCATATTCTGTTTCCCTCACTACCGAACTAGGGTCAAGGGATTTCATAAACGAATAGATAACAGCCAAATCAGCCGGACCACCTACTCCGTTCTTGACGATATTATCTATTTTTAGTTTATTACCTTGAATTTCATTGAAGTCTTTAACAATCGGATTACTAGTGAATTGCGTCATCAATGCTCGTTCATTGTCACTCATTTGATTAAGGTCAATCTTAGGAGCTTCTGGAGGTCGGGAAGCAATCTCATTACCGTATCGGTCATACCTGACTTCACCTGGACTAAGCGAGAAGCTGTCATCAATATAATTTTCCTTGTAATACGTTTGACTATTCTGAAGCTTACTTCGGGCGGTGTTTACATCATCATTGTAATTAATCCCTGCATCTGGGTATTTATCACGCAGTTTCAAAACAAAGTCTCGGTCTGCAATCTTTTCCATCGTCAAATCACCAACCAAACCACGCTGGTAGGCTTCGGCAAAGCTCTTGACTCCGGCATCACGGAAGAATTCTTCTGGACTTTCGTATAACTTACTGTCACTAGCTCTGATAAATTCACCACTTCGGTTAATGAATTTCTGTGTAAGCCCTGAAGCCACAACTTGCGACATAATTTCTTTACTCTTGGCTTTCCGTTCATCTAATTCTTTCATCGCCATATCGAGTTTTAGCTGCTGCGCTTGAGCTTGTTTCTTTTCATCTTTACTAAGCAAAGGCTGGATAGCTTCTAATTGCGCCTGATACACGGCGAGAGCTTCCTTGTAGGGTGCAAATTTCACGTCAACGGCTTGTTTTGCCGTGTCCATTGCGAGATTTATGTCTCCCTGCTTCGCTATAGCTCGTGCGTTTAAAACGCCAATCTCAGCCGATTTTAAAGCCCTAATAATTTGAGCATCTTGGATAGTTTTAGCTTGCTGTCCTGAAACAATTGAGGCAAGCATTCCCGTTTGACGGTCAATATCTCGGTTTTGAGCAATAAGATTGATATTGTCCTGGTTCATCTCGGCTTCTTTAGCGAGAATCTGGGAATTGATGGCGTTTAGTTCCTGTTTATATCTCGTTACTCCAGCTTTCGCCTGTTCATCGGCAAGTGCCTTGGTTTCACCTTGAAGCTGAGGCAATAAATCATAAATAGACCTCGATAAACTGTCTCCGAGCTTTTGAGTTTCAGTATCTTCAACTGCCGTGTCTTTTAAAAGCTGTTCAGCTTGATTCAATACTGGAGGCGGGGTTGTCGGCTGGAGCGAGGGAACGCTTAACGGTGTTTGAGGTTGCAGAATATCCGGCGAAATAGCCGTATTGGGTACGGGGATATTAGTTTGAGTAGAATACTGAGTTGATGTTGGTAAAGATTTTACTCCGTCTTGAGGGATAGGAACAGCCGCCACCGCTTTCTGTGCTATTTGCTCACGAGTGAGTCCCTGTATTGGGTCATCGTAGGTGTTTGCCATAGATTTAGTTGATAGTTAATTCACGCCATGTATTATTGGTCGTGTCGTAAATGCGAAGCAGCTTCGTTCCACCATTGATATAAATCTCTATTTGGTCAATTAATCGGGTAGGAGTTCCGGTGGATGGGGTTGAAACGGTTCTTATCATTCCAATCATAGCGTTTATGAACTGCGGGTCATTTACAGTGTCGTTTATCGGCTCAATATTCACTTTTACGAGGTCTTTATCTTCCGTCATATAATTTGAGTTTGAGCGTCCTGCGGTATGCCCCAGACTTCGACTCTCGCTACCGCTTTATTACTTGATACGATTAATTGAAAATCCTCGAAATACGGAACATCTAAACCTGAACCAGCCGAAGTTTTCTTGAATACATACGACTGTTTCGCACCTATTTGGGAAAAGGTTTTAGGATTACTGGCTGTAATAATTTTACTGGCTTCTTGGCTCACCATATACGCATTGATGGAATCTGCAAAAACCAATGGTCGCTGCATCACCATCTTGATGTGACTGAACTTAAATGCTCTCGGTAAAACGATTGGAGCTGTCATCACTGAACCTGTGTTTCGTGTGGAACCTGTGCTTGTAACACGAAGAAAATTATCACTGCCTGATGTGCCGATATAGAAATTATTGCCGCTATAAGTAAGTGCTGACGGCGTATAGCCTGCTGCAAACGGCTGATAAAAGACTTTCTTCATGCCGGGGAATAATGAACCGTAAGCATAAACAGAGCCGTTTGATTGTCCTGTCCAATAAATCGAGTGCTTAGCTTGGGTAATCTGAAACGGATTCTGAGGCTTTTCGGTAATAGTCGAACCTGTCCTAAAGCTGAATATCGCTTTTGGAGCGGTTGATAGATTACAAACGTAAAGATTATCGCCGCCGAAAATATAAATGCCGCCGTCCAGATACGCCCCGCCGATTAAATATGAATCCGAGAACTCGAATATCTGGTCAAACTGGTTCTTGATTAAATCCCAGAACAATACCTGACAACGATATTTGCCATTCTGTGGTACAGGCGGGGTAGTGCCGCCCATGATGTTATAGTCGCCTGTCGGGTTATTATCAGCGAGAATAGCTAGGTATCTTCCATCATTTACAGCGTGACGAGCATACATGCCTTCTTCGAGATTCACCTTCTGGAGTTCATTTCCTGCGGTTCCGGTAACAGAAGTAATTTTGTTAATTGTGCTGTAGTCCATTTGGTACAGGTTCTTGTCGGCTGCTGCTACGAGCGGATGCCAGATGCCGTCTGACGCTACACCGGAAAGAATCTGAATGTCGCTTCCTGATAAGGTCGAAGCTCTGACAGAGGAAGCAAGGGAATAAACGTATTTTCCCTTATACATAATTGCTCCTCTTACTCCGCCTGTTATCGTTACTTCGGTTGTTTTGTCGAGTGTTGTCCACGGTGTGCCGTCTAAAACTTCATATAATTTGGTTGGAGAGTGAGCGAGTATCTTTGAAGCTCCGCTTCTGTGCCAGTGTGTAAGCGTTGTTGGTGTGGTTGTGATTGATAAATTAGAAGCTGTTGACGAAGCCAAAGAGCATTGCATCATTCCAGAGATTTCAAATGGGTCAAAGTTACTGGTCGAAGAAAATAACCCACCGACAGCAGAAGCCGTCTGGAGGGAATAACCTTTCATCCAATCATCTCCTTTAAGTTCAAAAATTTTTACTGGTTTCATTAGCTCCAAGTTATTTTTACTGCGATAACATCCCAATCACTGGTGAAGGTATCGCTTGCGTCTCCACCCAATCGTTCGATTGAAATCGAGAACAAATCCCCGGCTGCGATAGTTAATCCGTTATAAGCGCCGGATGGAACGGTGACGGTATCAAGTTCGGTATTAGCGTTGGTATATGTAGTGAGCGTGTCGGTAACATCCTGTGTGTCGTCTGCTCCGAGCGTATCGAGGTCAAGAACTGAGGTATAGAAAACAAGACGCAAGTTACCGCTTGCCGCTCCGCTTTTCATGTAATAAACGACAATCGAAGCAATCCCTGTTTTCCCTGTCGGGATAACTGTAGAAAGCTTCCATCGGTCAGTATTGGTATCGTCAAACTTAACAGCGGGAATAATGTCGGTTGATGAAGCTGCTGCCGTGCCTAACGTCGCACCTTGAAGATAGCCTTGTCCAGGCATTATCCACGTATCAGAACCCCCGGTTGCAGGACTAGCCCATGTTTGGTCTCCTCTAAGGAATGTCGTGGCATTTGCTGTTCCTGAAGCAAGGCGAGCTGTAGCAACTGTTCCTGAAGTAATATCAGCTCCGGCATGGCTATGAGTTGATGCGGCTTTACCTGCCAAATCACTGACGAGGTTGGTTACGTCTGATTGAGCGTGGGTGTGGCTGATGTTTGCTTTGGTTGCAAGTCCTGCGGTAAGTGCAGCAGTTTCTATCTTGTCGGTATTGAGAGCGGTAAAATTGTTGTTGATTGTATCTCTGGAAGTTGCGCCTGAATCAAACGCTCCCAGAGTTCCAAGAGTAGACATTAGTTTTTGGTTTGATTAATGGTTCCTGTTCCTGACATCTGCCAAGGCTGAGCTAATTGCCAAGGCTGATTGCTTGCGCTCCATAAATAATTGGTATTTCGAGTCTGATTAGTAAAAGATGAGCTGTTCTTGGTCTGTTTGGTCGAGGCAGTAGTTGCCTTGGATTGATTGGTAAATGAGGTCATCGAGTGTTAGTTATAAATGGTTTCATTCGGCGTACATCATCTCTGTTTCTGCGTCCTAAGAACTGCTTGATGCGCTCCTCATCAGCCATTATCAGATTATTGACGCTACCCGCAGAATCCATATTGTTTTCAAGCAAGAACGGCAAGGAAGCAACACGAGCTAGGTAAGGATGAAAAATTGAAGGGATTCCAGGCTCTTTAGTGGTGTCACCGGAAACGAACTTTGAAGCGTTGCGCTTAAAGATTACTTTCAAACCTCCGGTAGAGCTGTAATTTGGAATTGGGTCGAGCAGGATAGAGTTAGCGAATTTGTCGTATCTGGTTGGTGTGCCGCTGTTTCCAGTTGTAAGTCGCCACAGGTCGCCGGAATCAGAATTGCCGTAATCAGTACGGTCAAGGTCATGCCAAGAACCTGATGAATCTTTAATCATCACTTTCTCAACGGTTAGAACATCGGATGCAAATGAATAATCTTGCTGACCGGAGACAAGATTTCCTGTTCCAATCGGCAAGTCTGTGTAATTCGTATCGTCAAATTGCCACGTACTATCATAAGTTAAGGCAACAGTAAAGAAACGGTCTAAGGCTTGATTGATTCGAGCGGTGAAATTTTTAAGTTGATTGGTGTCTCCAGAAATTCCGCCTGTGCCAAGTAAGGTGATGCGCTCGCACTCTTGAATCAGACCGTCGAGAGTTGTTGTATTTGAGAACTGCATTGAAGAAGTTTAATTTACCTAATCCCGCTCCCCATAAAGAGGAACGGAGTAGAAAAACTAAGCGCCAGTAGTAACGGAAGTCCACGTTGTTGCGCCGTTTGTATTTACATACAAGCGGGTAGAAGTGGATGAGCCGTCAATGCGGATATAGAGAGAGCCTTTGGCAGCAGAATAGGTAGGTGCGCCAGTACCACTTTTGATAGTTGCACCATTGCCTACACCAACTCCGCCTTCAAAGTTTGGATTATGTCCATTTGCTACAGCCATTATTTTGCCTTTCGGGCATCAGCCATTTTACGTTCTATTTCTTCACGCTTTGCTTCATATTTCGCTGGGTTAGTCTTCTTTAAGTTATCGAGGTAAGCCTGATAACCTTCAGCAGACATCCCTTCGTTGATAGTTCGCTTTTCACGAACAACAGCTTTTGATTCGATGTTATCAACGTATAAGCCTTTGGTCGGGTCAGAGTTGTCTAAAACTGGAGTGCCTTCAGTGATAACAGGCTCGGTTACTTTCTCCATTCGAGTTTCCTCAAAAGTTTGAGTTCCGTTGCTCTTATCAACTTCTTTCACTTCCAAATCCTCTACAGACTCTTTGTTAGTTGTTTTATTAGCCATTTGTAATAAGTTTCTGCTTCAAGGAGGGAGGGTGCTGGGAAGGTATCGGTGGAAACCCGCCCAACGTCCTCCCCCCGAAGATTAATTAAGCGAGTGTAATGTCCACCAAAAGAGTTTCTTTGGTAGCCCACAGTTTGAATCCGATGTAACCATAAGTTACTAATTCAACTCCGGTCTTACCTGATACCTGCTTTTCCTCGAATTGAATTCCGCGAGGAGCAGCGTAAGTAGCAACATTCTTAACACCGAATAAACGATGTCCAAGATTGGTCCATGTCTTTGTGCCTACAGTTGCATCTTTGAACGTACCAGCGCGAACGACATAGATGTCAATACCTTGCTGGCTGGTCATAAAGCCATTACGGAGAGCAGCATCAGAGTAAGAGAAACCAGAAGCCATTTGAGCGCTAGCGATTCCAGCTACGTCTGTATTTTCGATGACAAGGAACAATCCACGGTAAGTTTCTGCATAACCCATCAGAGAACCTGCAAGAGCTGCAAGGATTCCGTTGGTGTTAGCGGCAGTAAAACCACCTGCTGGAGTTGTGTAAGCACCAACAGCGTCTTCAGTAGCGCAGTTCAAGACGAAATCGTCAATCTTTGCTGCTACAGAAGCGTTTTGTTCATCTACACGGTTAGCAAACAAATTGAATTGCGTAAGAACTTCTTCAAAATCTTTGATGTGTTCAGCTACGATGAATTCATCGGTGATGGTCAACACATCGTCAGTGATGGTGAAATCTGCGACAGAGTAAGTACCTGCGAGGGCTTGTACTACAGTAGTCGGTTTAGAACCGTAAGGGTTCTGGATTCGCATTGAATCGGAGCGGTCAACCTCGAAGATTTTTTCCGATACCAACGCATTGCGAAGGGTCTGTTCAAGGGTAGCTCTGCGATATTTATCACGATAAGCCCTTGAGGAAATTGTATTAGCCAATTGTTTAAAGTTAGTTGTCCTTTTACGTTCCTAGTAAGTAGGAGACAACCACCGATTTCCTATTTGAGACCTTTTCTTGCTTTCCAGAGTCTAGCTATTTCATCTTCTGATTCAGGCATTTCGTCTTTTTCAGCTTTAGCAAGTAAGGTGTCGTCTGAAATTTTGCCAGTTCCACGCTTCGTATTCGTTACATTCGTTGCTTGAGCTATGTTGCGCTTCTCGGCAATGTCGGCAAGGATAGATTTAACAACTGAGGTCTGCAAAGCTTCATTTATGGAGATATTTTTGTGTTTGGCATAGTCCAAAACCTCTTCAATATCTTCTTTATTAGTAACTTGTGCATTTATCAGAGCGATTGTGTCCATTGCCGATAAATCGCTTTTAGGTTGCGGTTGCGGAGTTGGTTCTGCTGGTTTAACAACAGATTTTCGTTCCGCTTTCTCTGCTCGAATCTTGTAGTTTTTAGCAAGTTCTTCAGCCTTTTCACGAGCTTTACGCTCATCTTCAAGCCGAGCCTTGTAATCTTCTACAGATTCGGTTGAATCATCGGAACTATCTTCGTCAGATTCGTCTGCTGTATAAAGGTCAGCGTCCTCTGTAGCATCTGAGGCGGCTACTTCGCCTTCTTCTTCGTATAACATAGGTTCCTTTTTTTAGGTGCGGAGTCCTGCACCAGATTAATAAATTAATGGTTGTGACTTGTGCCTGATAAGGTCGTCGGATTGCTCAAATAAGCTGTCCCTGTTCCGCTAACCCAAGTGCCTGAATTTGTCCATTTGAAGGTTTTCGTCCATTCAGCTTCACATTTAGAGCAATAAACCGTATCGCATGGAAGACACATTTCAAGTTTATGTTCACATTTATGAGATTTGTGATTCATATATTTATTTATTGCTGTTCTTCTGGAGGCGTTCTTTGGTTTGTTCTACTGTTTCGTTCTTATCACCAGCTAATACTTTGATTTGAAGTAATTGCTGTTCAATGTGATTGATGAGCGTGTTACGTGCCTTTAGATTAATTATAGCTTGTTCGGGTGTCTGGCTCTCCAAGCTAACTGTCATCCACAAGTCAATAACTTGACCGATTGGCGCTGTCGGGTCTAATTCCGGCAAGAATAACTTGCGTAAGAGCTTAATTAACTCTTCATTCCCTGCGAATGTATTTTTAATCAGGGATAGTTCAGCATCAGTGATTCTCATCTGCTGACCATTCTTTTTGTTGTCCATTTTTTCCTTTCGTTATTAATAATATCCACCGCTATTATTGAGGCGTTGGTTGAGGACTAATTTGAGGCATCGGCTGCGGAGTCTGCGGGTCTGTCTGTACTGGAGTCTGTACTGGCTGCGGCTTTGATTGCATCTGCATCGGTGAGATTTTCCCTGTAGTTTCAAGTATTTGGTTAAAGACAAACTTCTGTTCATCGCTCATCGGCTGACCATTCATCGAAACAAGAGTTTTAAACACGCTATCAAGCGTAGTCAGGGTCACTTCCTTGTTTCCGGTTTCATCAGTAACTTCCACTTCGAGTTCCCATTCCAAATCTTTAAACAATTCTTTCCAAGTCTTGTCGTCCACTTCTGACGGTTTGAAGAAACGTTGATTGCCTTGAGCGTTGAGTGATTCCTGCAAGCCATTCTGTAGCTCGGTAAGGTCAAGATTCTCAGCAATTTGACCATTAAGGATAGCTTTCTTCTTTTGGTCGTTATCCATTTGGATTGCCTTATTTTTCGTGTAAATCGAGTCAATCTGAGAGATTTGGTAGGAGTCGAGAGTTGCGGTGATTTCGTCTTTAGTGTCCATCTGTTTCTTCAAATGCGGGATAATGTACTTTCTCATCATATCTTCGATATGCAAGCCTTTGTTTTCGGTCATTATCTCGAATAACGAGTGAGATTCTTGGTTAAGTATTGCCACCTGTCGGTAAGCTGTTCCTGATGGCATCGTAGCGCCAGAAATTGAATCAGGAGTAGAGGTAATTTCTTTGGCTAGAGCTTGCCATTGGTTGCCGAATGCCTGAAGACTGGTGATGTCGTGAGAATTGTTCTGTAACTGCGTCAGAGGCTTATTATCGGCGTGAATCATGATGTCTCCATTCTGAATAGCATCAAGAGCGTTTTGACCAACGAAATTGCCATCTGCTGTCTGGAAGATGAGCTTAGAAGCTAGGTCTAGCTGGTCTTTGATAGCTTTCGTTGAATGGTTGACCATCCACTGCGCTTCAAACAAATGCTCCACTGCTCCGATACTTTGCGTGCGTCCGTCTTCCTTGATTAAATGCGTAATCATGTACGGGTCTCGTGATTCCTTGCCTGAAACAAGAGTGTAATCCTCAAAACTCCTATTGGTTCCTTCTTTCTTTTCAAGGAACGTAACAACGTGCATTTGTTGAACAAACTCATCCTCATCACTGTCTTTGTCTGTTAAATACGATAACGGAAGATTGCCATGCACTTCGTAGAGTTCAATATAATCAGCTTTATTGTCTTTGGTTTGTCCGCCGATAGTTTCACGCTTCACAAGTTCATCGAGGAGCTTTTTAACCATCTCTTGGTCATAGCCTTTGCGCTGACGGAGTTGAGCCGGAGTCAGATAGAGCTTTTCAATCTTTGGAGCTGCGTCAAAGTCCACAGGGTCAACAATCAGCCGATTCCAGGGAATAACCATGCAGTGCAGTTCACCGTCTTTCTCAACGAACTTAACGACTGATGAACCATAACGAGCCAGAGAGCGTCCCCAGTCATTTAAGAATGAACCGAAGTTCTCACGGCGCATCCAGTTCTGGAGGTGAACGGTAGCTAAAAAGGCTGAGAAGATGTCTGACTGCTTGGTAGCTTTAACACGAATGTCTTTGCGGTCAATGTCTGTTGCTCTGTACCAAATATTTGTAGCTGCGGTGACAATATTAAAAAAAGGCTTCTCTCTGCCGAGGCTGTCAGTTTCCCCTGAGATATGTTTGCTGTTCAAATAAGCGTCAATCTTCTCGATGTTGTCGTATTGATTGAAATTAACGTACTTGGAGATAGTCGTGAAGCCGTTGGTATAGTCGTCTTCCTGCTTCCTGACAAGTTCACAGATTGAAGGATGGTTGAGGTATTCCATTTATTTGGTTGAATTTTGAGGGAGGCTTGCTTTATTTATAGCAAATCGGGTTTGTTGGGTATGAACAACTCTGCTTCGTTCTTCGCTCTGCTCTGGAATCATGCGCTTCATAATCTCGAAGTACATCCGCATAATCCACGTATCGCTGTCATCTGGAGAGTGTCCGATTATCTCTTTGACATCTTCTTTCGGGGTTGCCATGCGCTTGCCATCGCCCTTAGAAGCGTCCTGATAACTCGATAACTCCTCGATAATGGCTTCTTTTTGTTTCCCTGTAACTTTGGAGGCTATCTTGTGGTTATTGACGAGATTGGCGAGGGTGAAGATGCATTGGCTGCGTAGGTTTTTGTATTCGCTGATTAGCGGGGCGTTTTTTGTATATCCGACGTTTGGGAGGTGGACGATTGAAATATCCGTTTTGATTGCTTGGTAGGAAGATTTAAAACTAACCACTCCATCCAGCAAACTGCTACTACCAACACCAGCACCGACACCAATGGCATCAACAGCAATATGACTATAAGGAATCCGATGCTCTGCGGCATATTCACGAATTTTGTTAATGATTGATTCTGTATTCAGTCTAGCAAATGCTTCTCTATGGGTTTCTTCGAGTCCTTCCCAGAACGAGAAGATTGTCTTATCTGAACCATCGTCTGCTATATCAACGATTAAATATTTGGCATCTTCTTTCGTGACTGTGTTGGTGAAAACATCAACCAATGAATCAAACCGGAATAAAGCGCCAGCGTTATCAACATATTCAGCGAGTATCTCCTGCTTGTAAGAAACTGGGTCATCAGCGTATTCCTTCTCGATAGCCAATAACTCATCTATCGGAAGATGTGGATTATCTTTAGAGGTAAAGTGAAAAGCCTGGTATTCTGGGTCTGTTTCAGCAATCTTCTCTAAGCGTCGTAGGTTGCCACTTTCCTTCTTTGGTGTCCCGATAAAATCTGCTGTTCCTCCGGTATCAAGGAACATCGGACGAAAAATCTCTTTCCATGCAATGAAGAAATCGCGCAAAGTATCAACTTCATCAAACGTGATATGAATAACATCGGTTAATCCGCGATAGTTTTCTCTATTTTCCCATCCTCCAACGAATATTGTTGTAGTTTCTCCATCTTCATTGGGTACTTGCATCTGCAAGCGCTGTTCGTTCGGTCTACCAATTCCATAAAACTTAGTTTTAAGAGACTCCCAAATAATATTGCGAGCCTGGTCTTGTGTTGGAGCGATATAGATTACTTTTCTTCCAGTATCAAATACAGTCTTTTTGAGATAAGGAAGCCTGGCGACAGATGCAGTCGCTTTATAACCAATGACTTCACGCTCTAAAGCAGTCTTTCCGCCTTTACGACCTGCTCTAATCGGTTTAAACCGTTTCTTGCTCTGTACTATCTCCTTCTGTTTCGGATGGAGGGTTATCATTAAATGAGGTGTCGAATGTTATTTTAATAGCTTGTCCTCCGAGATTCAGGTCTTGCGGTATCATCTTGGCGAACGCCGATTTTAAGTTATCTGCTGCCCATCTACGGTCTTCTTTGCGTTCTGATTCTAAATGGTCTCTTAAAACACGAAAATACGGCTCTGTTAAGTCGTTGTATCTGCGAAGTATTGCTACTTCATCTCGCATTGTTTTACGTCCTGCCATTAATGAAATGTTTTTAGCTTATTTAAAAAGTATCTTCTTCGTTCTCTGGATATTCCGTCCGGGTTGATTCTGGCGGAATTACTGACGGTGTTCCTAAGTCTGCTGGGTCATTTTCAAAGCGTGAGCTTTCAGAAGTTTCTGGGTGAAGCTCACTAGCGTTTTCGATGTTTTCGTTCATTGGTGTTGTTATTAAGATTCATTCCCCAGAATCCGAAGATTCCAAGGTCTTATGCGTACCCCAGTCAGACTGAGGGAAATAAACCTTAATTAAAATAACGATTTTGGAAGTTGAGTGGGTTCTTCTGGTTCTATCTTCTGCCAAAGCTTTTGGATTGCTTTGACTTCTGCAATCGTCGGGCGACGTTTATGCAATTCCTGCTTGAATTATACACTAATGCACATCAGGCTGTGGATAAGTATCTGAATCGGCGGCGTTTATATCCTCTTGTAATTGAATAAACTTCTGTTCCTCAGTAGTAATGTAATTATTATTCTGTATTTTTAAATACAATCTCTTTATTATTCCCATTTAATTAACTATCTGCTTAGTGTGTTGTAGAAACGTCCCCCTACCCCCTAAATAAGAAATTAGGAGATTCCGTTATTAAAAACGTCGTATCGCTTCAGCCTGTTCATATTGCAAACAGGGGGATAAGACCTCGATACAGGTATCCTTATCCATTCCAGTGACTAAAACTGCTTGAGGTGTCCACGTTTTATAGTTGTGGAAGCCAAGTCTTAGCTGTCGGCTATTTAGAGTCGGTTGCCGAACATTTAACCCCCGACGACGAGAAACAAAAAACCCTATTCGGAGTTCCTAGATAACGCTAGGAATGCCCCAAACAGGGATTCTTATCTTGTGCGTTATCACAAGCAACTATTGCTTTTCTTTATTATAGCCGATAATGCTCTAAATTTTACTTGGCTTAAATAAGCGTAAGTCCTTTGTTATCCACAGATATACTCTTTACAGTATTAGATATTTCGTATATTATATATATGTAAGATAAATAAAGCTCAAACGAGCAGAAACCCCCACAACCATGTACCCACAACCAATCTTCACCGCCTACAAAGACGGCTCTCATATCCATCACCGACTATCTGGAGACGTTCGCTGTACCAAGAGCCATCCAAAACCCCTTCCACTCTGGGCTAAGAACATTATCATCATTCAGTCCGGCATTATCTTCACCTTAATAACTCACTTAATCCTTAAATCAAATAATTTATAAATATATGTCTAACTGGAAAGAACAATTTGATAAAAAGTTTACTGTTAAACGAGTAGTTGGAAAGGAATTTGGGGATACTTTATTACACTGGAAATCAGAAGCTATTCAACACTTCATCTCCAAAGAAATCATAGAAAAGCTGATAGATGATATTCCAGAAAAAGGATATTTTGATGATTTACAAGAAATCCGAGAAGTTAAACAACAATTAAGAGATAAATGGTTATGAACAAAGAAATTTGTAAATATTGCTCTGGCGACGGCTGCGAAAAATGCAATTACTACGGTATTATCCTCTGGCGAAACCGAGTAGAACCTAAACAACTAAAATACAACAAGCCTCACGGCTCTTATCCAAAAGATAAAAGATTCGATTAACTAATTAAAATATATGACCTGCAATATACCAATGTGCAATGAATCAGCGACTAAAAAATACAAAGGGATGAAAATATGTAAACAGCATTATGAGGATTATATGGACGAAGATTATATCTTTACTAATTAACTAATTAAAATATATGTCACACCCACAAAACGACAACTACGAAGAAACAATCTTCGAGTACAAACAAGAATCAGAAGCAATGAAAGCTGTCAACCGATTATCTTCACACGAACGAAAGTTTAATGAGCTTAGTGAAATTACTGACTTGTTCGGAGACCTAACCAACGCCTTTGCAGGGAAAGGCATAGATTACCAACGAGAGTTCTCAGCCAACACCCGTACAGACTTATCTAAAACCATAATCTTAGATGAATTAAACTTCCAATTTGGAAGACCAGAATTAATTAATAGCTAACTAAATGAACGAAATCACAAAAATAGACGCTTATACAAAAGACTTAAAGCGTATCGCAGACTTAACGTATGACGAATCAGGGAAGAAAAGCCGAAACAGACCTGACGTAATCCATTTCCTTCTCAATTACTTCTACGATAACGAATTAAAAAATAAAACTAACAAATAACTATATGAACTCAATCAAAACAAAAATCAACGCCTTCATCACTCACAGCGATAAAATCGCCTTCGCCCTATCCATTTCCTTATTACTGTTCTTCATCATCGGAACCACGATTCAAATCGTACAGTACACCAACCAGTACAGCGTAAAATTTCAGAACTTCATCAACATTGAACCAAAAGTACAACAGACATATCTCGTAAAAAAATAACGACCAAGGAGGATAAATCACTCTCTAAACCGCAACAACGAAAGTCGGAATTAGAGCCGCAAACAGTAAAACCTACCTCAGACATTGAAAAGCTCATCTGCTCTTACAACTGGGACTGCAAAACAGCAATAGCAGTAGCTAAAGCTGAATCAGGACTCAGATGTAACGCAACCAATAAAAACACTAATCAATCCACAGACTCAGGACTCTTCCAGATAAACTCAATCCATAAACAGAAATACCAAGATAAAAATATCTTCGACTGCAAAACTAATATCGAAATCGCCTACCAAATTTACCAAGCCCAAAATTGGACTCCCTGGGTAGCATTTAAAACAGGAGCATATAAACGACATCTCTAAAACGAAAAGCCCTCATATCGAGGGTTTTTCAATTGGCAAGACTGTCCCTGTGACATACCGCTCATCGAGCAGCAGACATCACATGGACCATACAGAACGTGCTTTGCATTCCAAGACAGAGACAGCCTACCTAATTAAAGTCTACCAGACAGTCCCGACCAAACATTAAAAAAAGCCCCCAAAACTCAGCTAGAAGGGCGGCTCTACGGGTGTAGCCACTAAACGAGTTAGCACGCTACTTAATTATTCTTTATCTAAATGATTTTCAACTACAAACAAATCTTCATCACTCATACACTCAGGACAACATTTTGAATGACACGAATCACAAACCATCAATTCTTCTTCCTCAAAAGTCTTATCACATTTTATACAACGTATCGCCATATATATTATATCATTAATATTAAAACAAACTTACCCACTTATCCCCAGACTTACCCCCCTTACCTGCCATAACGATAGTCTTCCCTATAGCCTCTAGCGGAAAACCTATCATTAAACCTCCTTCCTTCATCAACACTCTTAATCTTAAACTTAATCAAAACATAAAAATGAAATAAAGCCGTCAAAGTAATTCCAGTCATTGCTCCCAAAATATAACAGAACAAATTCATAACACCTCTCGTAGTAGAGCCGCCCTTCCGCTTCCGCTAGGAAGCGGAACCTTCCAGGAGGGTCTTCTGTGTCTTTAAAAACCCTGTCGCGGTCTGCGACAAGCAAACCACAAAAACCGTGATGCACGAGAAACGATGAAAAGAGATTAAACCAAATTGAACTCTATGAAACCTTACCAAACTTCAATCCATTGTTTCACAAACCAAAATCACAATTCTCCTTCACGGCAATCAACCTCAAACCACTCTTAAGACCTCTCCAACTCTCCACCTAAAACCAAACTCCACCCACCCAAACCTTAAGACCAACCAAACCAAATTGCCTATTACTAGCTTCACATCTTGCCGAACGAAGGGAGGCAATCACTCGGAATCCATCGAAATCAAAGAAATCATCCCAACTGTATTAAGTATTGAAAATTTGAATGAGGGAAGTAATTATAAACAAAGGGAATTAAGCCTAAACGCAGGTTATAACACTTATAACATCCTTATAACACGCTTATAATATCAGGAATTGAGAGAATTTCATCTCTTGGACTAAATAAAACTCGTCCCATTGGGTTAGCGATTAAGGTCGGATGCTGAGCCAAAAGAAACTGGTCGTTACGCTTTTTTTGTTGTAAAAACTCGCCCATTTTCTTAGCTCGTTTGACGACTCTTTGGTGTTCTCCGACAAAATCAAAGACAACATGGAACCTCTCTTTTGCCTCATTTCCATACACAATATAGTTCTCGACCTTATCTCGTAAGTCCTGAAAATTCTCGGTCACTCTGTCCACCTCAAAGTAAATCGTCAGCCCGCCTTCAAACTGCACACCCCTATCAGCTCTCTTCGAGAGAATAAACGGTTCGTGAATCCATCGTTTGGCGTAGAGGTTGTAAGCGACAAATAAATCTGCCCCCGCTTGCTCATGTCGAAACTTATCCGCAGATTTGAGCCGTGGCGTTGATGGAAGCATAAACATATCAGACAAGCCGAACCTACTAAGGTCGTGGACTTTGACTTCTTTGCGTTGCTCCATCCGGCGAAGCATATTATTGGCTGCCTGATAACTGCTAGGATAAGTCTTTCCACTTATCAAAATTGTCTTTTTTGTTGGATATGCCAGCCTTGCGATTTGTTGCGCCGTCATTCTTGGTTCGATGCTTAGGAGGTTTAGAATGTCCTCCTTCCTCTCTTGGGGGGTGGGCTTTGAATTGCCTTGCATTGATTTGTTGTTCTATTTGTTCTCTTATTAAATACCAAGGGTTGCTGCAAATGGATTTAATGTAATCGTTCACGGCTTCCTGAGAAATATTGACTTCCTTAACTTCGGGTACTTTAATTCTAACAGGTGTTTCCTTGTCCTTTTTGATGACCATGTACCGCTTGGGGATATTCTGATTAGCGTAAGAAGCAAGAGTTGGATGAATATCTCCGCCATATCCGAGGTCTTCGACCATCTCAAGTCGGTCTTTTGCGCTCGAAATATTGAACATCATCTTAATCCGGCAACCGTTTTTAATTGCGCTCAATACGTCTTGCTGTCCTTGCTCCCGAAACTGGTCGAACTCGTGGTGAGCGATAATCAGCCGGAGTCCCATCTTCCTCATGTATTGAATGATGAATTTGATTTGGGGGCTGGCAAGGCGAGTAGCTTCGTCAATGTACAGATTAAAGACGTTCTTTATTTCGCCTTCAGGGTGCGAATGAAACAACACGCTTACTCCGTGAATGATTTCGGAGATAATAAAAATGCCAAGCAGTCGAGCTGGTGTTGTTAATAGGGTTTTACTCGGGGATAAGTTGACGAGAATAACCCAGCCCTCACGAACCATTTTGACAAAATCAATTCCGGTATCGGCTGCGGTCATCAGTGAAATCGGCTCCTGACGGAACGTATCAATCCTGCCGACTGTCGTTATAAAGTAGTTTTCAAAGTGATTTGGCGACCGGAAACTATCCTTAACGATTAGCGAGTCTTCATCGTCTTCAAGAAACGGCAACAAATCGGCTGGTTGCCATCGCATAAAATATCTAGCCTCGTTAATCGTTAATCCTTTTTTTGCAAGAACATTTAAAAGTGCCGAAAAATTACGCCTGATTCTGTTGGTATCGGTTTGTCTGTGGACGCCGAACAAAGCATTTACCGACTCCAACACGGAATCAACCGATTGATTTGTGTACGGAGCCGGTTTTAGGAGCTTTAGCGTCGGTATTTTATTAAGTCTGAGGTTTACATCGGGGTCAATGTAAATCACCTTCTCATAGCCAATTTTGGCGCAATAGCGAAGAATTGCCTTTGCCGTGTCGCCGTTATCCGAAGGGTCGAGTAAACACAATCCGTTGCCTAGGTCTATATCCTGCCGGATTTGGTGTTCAAGAAGCTTGGATTTACCCTGCCCAGGCTGACCTATGATGTGCATGTTTGCGCTTCGTTCTTCTTCGGTGATGACGAGTTCTTCCTCACCAACACCGACTGTCCGAAGCGGATATTGGCTGGAGTGTTGTTTGATTGACTTCTTTTCTATCTCCTCGAAACTGGGAATCCGCGTGAACTCGTCAAACGATTCATCGGGATTCACCAATTTCCAAGGGTCAAAGTCTGCCATTATTTTAAAGCGCCTAAAAGTCCTCGTCCCTGCTCGTCTCTGAATTGCTTAAAGAAGGTGACAATAGCCTCCCTATCTTCAACCATTCTGCGTTTGGTTTCAGGCGAGAATTTTGAACGATGGATTTCCTCAATCTGTTCATAAATACCGTCCAGTAATCCCTGCACGAGTATTATTTTTTGATGCGTGGTTAATGTTTTAGCGATAAGAGCAAGCCGTAGCCGCTCGTTCATCTCGGTAATCTTGTTATTAAGCGTAATCGTTTCTTTTTCCTTGAACTCTGACAGCCGGATATGTGACAGAGCCTGTTCAAGGTCAAGCTGTGCCTGTACGTCAAAAAGTTTTACTCTGAGTTGTTGCGTCGTTGCCGCTGCTTCTTCCTGTATTTTTAAGGATGAAGCGTTTTGGCTCTCACGAACTCGGAGCCGTGATTCGTTTTGTGCTAGTCGTTTGGTTTCGAGTCCTGCGACCGACAATCCTTGGCGTGTGGCTTGCTCCAGTAAATGAGCCTTCTGTTTTAATTCGTATAAAACGAATGAGTTGTGAACAATCCACGACAAGAATTCGACGTATTTCTTATCACTATTAACAGCCGCGTCTTCAAGCATCGCGCCTTGCTCGATAACAGCGACCATTGAAGGCGTAATAAAACTTAGTGTTTGTTGGTGTCCTTGTAGTTTCCACGTCTTTAGCCAACTGCGAAGCCGTCCTGAATCTGGGTCGAAAAATTCCTGTAATTGTTTTGCTTGATTAATTACTAACTGCTGGCGGGGGTCTGGGGCGTCTTGATAATCGTCGTAACTAGGAGCGTATTTCTTCTTGATGCGCCTACCGACCTCCTCATCGGTTAGGTCGCTATATTGACCTGGGTACTTCTTTTTAATGAGCTGCCCTAGCTCTTTAATCGTTTTCATCTCTAATCCCTAACGGGTCGGGTTTACCTCTGAGTTTTTTCAAATCTTTAGCGGCAAACACGTTGACTCCGAATATTAGTGCTGCCGATAAAATAACTCCTATCCAGTAATACCAACGCTCGTTTGATAGCGAATTATGTATCGCTGGGTAATTAAGATTAGGATTATTAGGCGGTAGGTTGTTTGTAACGGAATCAATAAAATATAATTTGCCGAAACAGTACAGCAT